TTGGGTTCCTAGTGTGCCAACTCCCAGTGCTGACCTGGCGGCAGTTGCGTTTGCACTTCCTGTGCCACCATCCGCGACTGCAATGGGTGAAGATAATCCGCTTATGGTCCCGCCCGTAATGTTTACGTTTGATTCGTTAATGGTCACGGTAGGTACTCCGAGTTCGTTGAGATTGGCGGCAGAAATATCAATACCCGTAGCGTACGTAAAACCGCGCGTCACTGATGCAGAGATAGCCACTATGCAACCTCCGTTCTGATGTTCAGTCCATCCGCAATCGCGTCCAAGGAGACGTGACGAAAGGACGGGGTTCCTGCTGTGACATTGATCTCGACTTGCGCACCATAACCCCGTGTGCGTCCCGTACCGAATCGTAAGAGTGCTTCTTCCGTTGAGTCTGCCGTGTGGCTTAGAACAGTCTCGGACTTGTCAGGATCGAGCGTATTAACTTTAATAGTAAACGCATCGTTGTTTACCGTGTTCACTCCGAGTTGTCCACGCCTCCATCGCTTGACGTTTTGATTGCCAAGCGTGTAAGCACGGGTGACAAGTTTCCCGGCTATTGCGGTAGTCCCCGATTCCGAGGTGGACCCGATTTTGCGTCCACTATCGTCAATAGTATTCTCATCCATGAGATACCACCCTGTATCATTGCACGCGAAGAGTCTGCGTCTGGTCGGGTTGCTCCCGTGTGAGCAAATGACCCAGTCATCTACGTGAAATGCTAGACTACCCGACATTGCGGGATAGGAATCTACGCTGATCCACGAGTTAGATAATAGCGAAAAAACAAATATTGTATTTGGAACGGTTGAAGATCCGGTACTTACGGCCAAGAAGTATTTGTTGTCGAATACCACTCCGCATGACTTGTCTGCGTGGGCAAAATTTACGTTATCAAACTGATCTTGAATGGGCTGAGTCATCGGAATTGTTTCTCCCGATATTTTTGAAATAGCGACCCCCAAGCCTTTTCCCGGATCTTGCCCAGGTGACAAAACGATAACTCCGTTATCCGACAAGAAGAATGTTTGCGGTCCACTCTGTGCGATGGACTTCCGAGCTACGCAACCATGTTGTCTTGTAATCTCATAAGTATTCGCAGCCGAGGTGGTCGCGATGTTATTAATCATGTGAATGCTATTACGCATGAACACGATCAACTGGTCTTCTTGGTAGGGGTAAAAGCCTACGAGGAAATCCGCTGAACCCTTTGAGATTCTAAATTGGGATTCTGCGGCATAGTAGTTGTCTGTGTCTAGCAAATCACTCATTATCAACGAGTAAGCTGAATCCGTTGGTTGTGGAATAATTAGACGGTTCCTAAAGAACACACCGTAGTCCGTATTCGGACATTGAATTCTACCCGCACCAGGTGAACCGTTTGCTTTGACTACGAAGTCAGTCGGGCTTGAGTAATCACCATCCCATTCCAATGGGGTCTTGTTCTTGCCACGAAACAAAATCAACTTCTCCATCGACTGTACAAAAGATGCACCGTCTCCTGCTGCGACTACTTCTGAACCGGGGTAGTCAATCGCAATGCCTGAGTTGTTTGCGTCATTCCAAATGATTGCTTTAGACTTCGTGGCAACTACTACGAATTCTACGCCCGTTGCAGGATCGCTGAATAAAGTCGAAGCAAAGACTCGCTCATCACTTCCATTGTAAGTCAAGGTCACGCTACCTGCAAGGAAGTCGATACCCTTGCGTGTCTCAGCCAAGTCACCAATCAATCGCATGTTCTCGGACTTCTCAACGAAGCCACCTTCAAGACTGGTCTTCTCTTTGTAGGAATCTATCCCCCGAAATCCACGATCACCTTCTGATTGAACCTGGTCATCAAGATTTCCATATGAGCGATACCTCCCCATTTCACTTCCTTTTGCGTAGCGATTGGATGATTTTAACCAACATAAAAACGATGGTCAAAGATCCTGCGATGACTCCGATATACTCGTGAAGTGAACCTGAGAATGTTGCGGCAGTTCCTGCCAAGCCGAAGAGTGAGTCGCGATCAAACATTAGAACAACCAGTCTAGGATTAAAATTGATATGAGAATAGCTGCGAACCAAGTGATCACTTTGCCTTGTCTTGTCATCGCGCGGTAAAGCTCGATTAGGTTATTAAGATTTTTCATTTGTCGGGAAGGGAGGTCTTGTCATGTGCTTTTCTGCTGCTGTTTTTGAACAAGTTTCTGCTGTTTTTCGGGCTACGAAAATGGGAATGCAAAGGTATGCTGCGAGAATACAAGCTGCCACGATAAGAATCTTTTTTATGTAACTGGTAAATTCCTTGAATCCGCTTTTGTGCTGCTCCATTCCCTTTTCTAAGCCTTGGTTCACCAAGGCGTTCACGTCCCCACGACTCAAAGAATCCACGGTCTGCTTGAGTTCTTCGTTCTCGGTCATCATCTGTGCTGTTTTCCCCGCACCATACCCGATACCCGCACCTGCTGCTCCTCCCATTGGTCCCGCAATCGCCCCGCTCGCTCCACCTGCTACTGAGCCTATTGCGGGATACCACGAACTCATTTTGCAGCTTGTAAGAAGGACAAGTACAAGGATGAGAATGGCATCGACTGCAAGTATTTGGTGGCATCGTTTCATGCGGGCGGGAAGTCAGGATCGGTCCATTCGTCTGTTGCGAGTATGGTCAGTATTTCCGAATGATCGTATTGGGTTTTGCCTTCGAGAAAGCTTGGGGTCGATCCCTCGAACTTCACGAAAGTTTTAGATCCGTCTAGTGAATGTCTTAAAGTTTGAGCCGAGGATTCCTGTATTTGGCTAAAGTCAATTGAAGAGACGTCTGAAGCGTCGATTACTACGTAATTTTTGCTCATAATTAAGATGGTACGGAGTTAGAATAAAGCGAACCATTCGGGTTCGTCGCATCAACGTTACTAGCAGAACCTTGGTTAACTACTGTTCCTATTGTATCACCGCTTGCAGGAGTGCCTCCGCCCGAATTGGTGTCCCCTGTGCCATCACCCATCCTCCAATAACCTACAGGACTTAAATTTAACCCAGGAGATCCTAAATCGTTTGGTACTCCGCTATTGTAAATGTCAGTTATATTCGTGTCAGTTAAAGCTGAATTCCAAAATCCAAACTCGTCAATTTTTCCATTAAAATTGTATCCAAATGTTTGTGCCATCCCAATGCGCGTAGAAGCTGTGTCATCACCTTTGTCTGAACTGTATGGAAAAGTACCTGTCAATCTCTGTACACCATTTACCCATAGCGAATAATCGTTAGCACCTGTTCCCTTCCTCCGAGTAACAAAATGATACCACTCCCCATTGTTTATTGTTGCGTAATAACTATGACCCGAAAACCCCCAGTCGCTTATAATAACCCGTCCTGACTGAACAAACCCACCGAATCGGGCAGGTTGGCCGCCCGATGCGTTGTTTTCCCCTTGAACTAGAAAAAGGGTTTGCGAAGTGCTATTTAAGGCATCCCCATTGAACCACAAACTGAAAGTAAAATTGCCTTCACCTAGATTAAACGCGCCTTGGGGGACATTCAAATAATCGTCAGACCCATCTAAATCCAACGAGAGTGCGTTATTAAAAGTACCCCCTCCCCCAGGTAACCTGCCCGAAGAGGTGGCAGACCTACCACCTCCCAATCCAACGCCAAGGGATATGGTTGAATGGGTCATTAAATGTTGTAGGCAATTACAGCACCACTCGTAAGATCGATGCTTTGGAAATTTCCATAAAGTACCGTTCCGGCTGAGAGGGTGGTTGCGTCTTGCCCAGTGCAGATGTCATCGAGGTTCGTGATGTTACTCGACTGAGCGGCCAACACGGTATCCTCCGTTGCTTGGATCGCAAACCATCCGTTTGTGTTGGTGTGGACAGCAGTGTCGTTAATGTACTCACCCCCGTTTAATCCGAGTCCTCGATATTCTGATGTAGATGCCATAATAATTATGCAGTTGTGGCAATAGTTGTGCCGTATGTTTCTATTAAAAGTGGTTGGCTTTGTCCTTCTTGTCTTTCAAGTTTGTCCAACTCTACCTGGATGACGGATTCCGCCTGTTGGTAAATTGCCTGTGCCTTGTCCTGTTGAC